CTCTTAGGGAGTAGAGGTCAAATCCCTCAGAGGAGACTAGAATGGAAGTTTTGACAATGATACTTGCTGGCTTTGTTGCTAGAGGTTTTCTTATAGCAGTATCAGAAAAGTTACTTGGGGTTAAGCTAATAAAAATACCCCCTCTACTTGGTGTAGTAGCTATTGCACACTATGTCGTATTTGCACCTGCTTATGCTGGGTTTTCTTTCGTAAACATGTTTACTGTATTCGGGTTATTTCTACCTGAAGTAATCCGCTCTCTAAACTTAATCTTCAAGGACAAGGAGACTAGCAATGTCCGTAATAACTCCCACAATTCTTTGTCTAGCGACCGCAGTGTTTTTCGAGGCACGAGCAGAACCTCTTGATGGTCAAATGTTTGTAGCTGAGACTATTATGAATCGAGTAGAAGACTCTCGTTATCCAAATAATGTTTGTGATGTTGTGTACGAGAAAAAAGCCTTCTCCTTCACCCATGATGGTAAGAGTGATAATATGTTTAAATATGATACATATTATGATCAGGAGGCGCAAGCAATTGCTATTTCTATAGCGTATAAGGCTTACTATCGTGGTTCTCCAATTACTACAGCAACACACTACCATGCTGTAGGTGTAAAGCCTTTCTGGCGTAAGTATTACGATAAAGAAGGTCGTATCGGTAATCATGTGTTTTACACTAACAACACTCCTCATAAGTGAGAAGATCATGGAAAAAGTAAACTGGGAAGTAACCCGTAAATCGATGGTGTCAGGAATTACTCGAACAATGACGTTTAAAGTAAATCCTGAAGATGTAAAGAAGTACGCAGACGGAGGTTTGATTCAGAATGCTTTTCCATATCTCTCAGGAGATGATCGAGAATTTATCATGACAGGCATCACTGCTGAGGAATGGGATGAAACTTTTGGAGAAGAAGTATGAGATATCTTGCTGACGTGCAAAAGAATTTATCCTGCAGCTGGATCTTTGATGACACTATCTTCGGAGAAGTGTTAGCAGAGTTTGAAGCAGTTGCAGAAAAGTGTGATTATGGGTACTCTCGTAGTCCGATATGGTGGGAGATAGACGAAGGCTCTATTAGTTTTGTTGGTATGAGTATCTACCACGAAACTTGGGATTATAATGATCTTGTGGATCTATTCGGAAAATCGGTAGCAATTAATATCATTCAAAACATGATTGAACAGCTTCCTAATGATCTTGACTACTGGACTGAAGACGAGTAATTCTGAGAAAAACAACGCATCTATAATGCTACCATGAAAGGACAGCGGATGACTAAAATCAAACTTGAAGATTTGGCTTTCAGCAAACTTGTTCAGGCAATTGACAAGAAGTGGTCACACACTTACATTGATGTGCCTGACCAACCGGAACTAACTGACGAGATGCGAGACGAACTTGATGAGATCGCTCGTGCTGAATGTGACTTCGATCCCCAATACTGAAACGCATAAATAGGAGAACTGACATGCGTAATTCTTACTTCTTCGGCACTATGTTTAACTGTGGCAACTACAACGACAACTTCCGCCGCAAAGTTGCCTTGCTTGCGGTAGAAACCGCTGATATTCCATTTGTTGCCGAAACAATTGGAGTGAGCAAGGGTTCAGTATATCGTTGGCTCAAGGCCTACGACTTGTTTAAACAGTATGCAGCTAAGAAACATAACTTAGCTCAATATCCGCAGGCCTCCTTTATTCGTAAATCGGAGTACGACAATAACTTCCGTCAAACAGTTGTTCAGTACGCCATGCGGACAAATACTATCAAGGCTGCTGACCGTTATGCAGTAAGTGTTGGTTCAGTTGATAACTGGATCAAAGCGTTTCAAGGTAATACAACTTACCTTAATCGTGGCTAATAGCTGACCTTAAAGAACAATTGCCCTTCGGGGCCGCTCCTCATCCCCTTAGGGGGGTGGGGGGCTTTAAAAAAACTTTTTTTTTTTTTCTTCAACAACACAGGAGCCTAATTGCTAACTGTAGTGCTAATCTATTTTATATATTACACGGTTAAAGAGCTGCTAAAGGATTAGTGCTGAATTTACTAACAAAGTTTCAAAAGTATAGGGTACTAACTATGTACAATGCCTATAGAAAGTAAAGAAAGTTAAAAATGACAGTACTAGACAAGCTAGTAGAAGACTTGACATACCGTATAAATACTCTTGATAATCGCAATCGGGCAAGTTATATTAAGGCTATGCCAGCCAAAGATATTATTGAGTTTTCGTACACTCATGTACTAAAAGGATTAGAAAGGAAAGCATCACTAGTAGAGGTATCAACAAGTATTGGTCGTCGGTTACGACAGAAAATGAGACTTGAACAAGACAGTATTCTTGAGGCTCAGGGTGGATGGTTCGTTTTAATCTCTTATATCGAAGTAGGTATACTCGGCTATAAGAAGAAACACATGTATAAGAACGGTAAGAAAGACAAACACAGATCTTACAGTTTGTTTGCATCAGACTGGAAAGCTATTAAGGAGCTAATGGATCTTGTTGACAATGAAAAGTGTGACATGTTTCCAGTCAACACTCCACCAAAATCGTGGGACGGATCTGCTTATCATCAAACCACAGGTATTAGTGTAATTAAGAAAGGCCACTCATTAGCCTTAAATTACTTTGAAGCTAATGATATGAGTTATATTCTCAAAGTTCTAAACAAGCTAACTTCAACAGCTTGGCGTATTAACGAGCCTGTGTTTAATGTGTTCAAACAATGTTTACGGTCAAAAGAGAACCCTTTCAAGTTTACGAAGGAAATTGATCCAATTAAACGGGCTTCGTTGATTATTGAAGTTGAAGCAATTGAAAGACTAGCGGAGAAGAATCTCGGGCTACCGTTCTATCACCTCTACAACTTGGATTTCCGTGGTCGAATCTACCCTAACACAGCCTTTTTGCACGAGCAGTCAAGCGACAATGCTAAGGGATTGCTCTTACTCGATGAGCCTGTTAGGCTTGGAGAAACTGGCCTCTACTGGTTATCCGTTCATACTGCAAACTCGTGGGGTAATGACAAGGTTTCTCTTGACGACCGTGCTCAATGGGTTCAAGATAACTTAGACGACATCCTGATTTATGCAAGCGATCCTATGCGTTATACAGGCTGGATGAGTGCGGATAAACCGTTTACTTTCCTTGCCTGTTGTATGGAATTTTCTATGCTCTCTCACTGGCATGGTCAGGGTATGGAAACAGAAGACTTCCCTAGTTGTTTGCCAGTTTACATCGACGGTTCTAACAATGGTGTTCAGCACCTAGTTGCTATGTCTCAAGATGAAGAGGTAGCTCCTCTTGTTAACCTAGTTCCACAAGAACTTCCCGGTGATGTTTACATGTTCATTGCTAACAAAGTCTGGAGAAGACTTCGAAGTATGCAAGACAAGTTACCTAACGGGCTTGTTGAAAGCTTTGACACGGTATTTGACGAGGCTAGACGGCTTCAACGAGAGTATGATGCAGCTTCTGACAAGTCAGAACGCAAGACAATTGCCTTTCGAGAGGCTCAATCTTGGCGTAATGAGAATCGCAATCTTAGAGAGAAACTCTTTCCTGTATACTGGAATCGAATCACTGACAAGAAAATTCGACGAAAGACAGTTAAGCGTAACGTTATGACTCTTGGTTACGGTGGCACGGCTTATGGTATGGGTCAACAAGTTATTGAGGATACACGAGAACTCTCTGAATATCTTCGAGATAAAGAACACTTGTGGGGAGCTATGCTGGGCACTTTAGTATACAAGACTTGTTACGAAGAACTTAAAGGACCAGCTACTTTACTGAGCATGTTCCAAAAGTTAGCTGAACGGGCTAATGACGACAAGCTTCATTTAAAATGGCAATCCCCAATCACTAACTTCCCCGTAGTACAAGCTTACCTAAAGCCAATTACAAAGCGAACAGAGCTTAAATACGGCGATGACATTTTAAAAGTCAATATCCAAGTGTGGGAAGAAGCTGTAATTAATGAGTCTAAACAGCGAACTGGTGCAGCACCTAACATTGTTCATAGCTTAGATGCTGTTCATTTGACAAGTGTTGTTCACGATTCTAATTATCTTGTTACTGTTGTTCACGACTCTTTTGGTTGTCATGCAGGTAACATGGAAGATATGTTTATGCTTGTTCGTGAGAAGTTTGTTGAGCTTTATGAGGCTCAACCGCTTGAGAACATTTTAACACAACTTAACTCAAAAGATCTTATCCTAGAGAAAGGTACACTAGATGTCCGACAAGTCTTATACTCCGATTTTGCATTCGCTTAAAAAGAACGATATTGTAGAAGTTACGGGTGGTTACTTTCCAGATTTCACAGGAGAAGTCGTAGAGGTAGATACAGAAGCCGAACGAGTAGTAGTTTGGTTTGAGCATGTCACTACTACAGAATTCTCAGACTTTCATGTGGAATATTACGGCGAGGGTATCAATTATCTTCATTGTCCTATGTCAACCGTCCGGCCAAAACTGGAAGAAGTATTTAGACTTCTTAACGACGCCGCAGCCATTATGGAAGATACTGGTGGGGTAGAAAGCAACATGTTAGACGAGGTTGCAGATTTAATTATGCAAGCTGCTATAAAACTAAAGGCCTTTGGCAACTAAAATTACCCGACCTTAAAGAACAATACATATACGGAGACAACATGTCAGACCTACGTACAGAGAATTTTCTTGCAATTCTACCCTCACTCCAAACGGGGGATATTCTTATTATTGCAGAAACAGAAGATCTACCTTCATCCGTCTTTCGGATTGATGAAGTAGGTGATGGCTTCATTACGGGTTATGCATCTTTTGATGATAACGAAGATGAAGAAGAGTATGGTGAACTTTATGAAGAAGATTACCATCTTGTTCAGCAGGTTATTATTGACCTGACCGAAGTAAAAGAAGAATAAAACAACCTAACGTAAACAACCTTAATTATATTAATCCAAAAGGAAAACAGCAATGGCTATCGTAAAAAACGTCGAACTATGGTGGGTAAAGTGTGATGCAAAGCGTCCAATCAAGAATCAGGATGCTGGTAAACCAGATTACTGGGAAATTCAGCTTCGCACTACTGACAAAAAGCTCGCTCTAGAATGGGCTAAAGAGAATGTTAAGTTCAAACCACTAAAGCGGACTCTTCGTGACGAAGAAGGTAATCCTATTCTAGATGATATGGGTGAAGAGCAATCAGAACTTGTTCTATCAGATGAAGGTAAACCCTACTTTGCAGTAAAAGTTCGGCGTAAGGTTCGTAAGAACGAAGAAGATAATATTGAACTAGACAACAACGGTGAGCCAAAGATCGTTAAGTTTGTTGGGGGTAATCTTCAGAAGATTGATCCTAATACCGTTGGTAACAAGTCAGTAGGCAATGTTAACCTTTATCAATACCCCTATTCTTTCAAGCAAAACGGTAAGACTGTAGAAGGTATTGCTAACACACTAATGAGCGTACAAGTCACTAAACTTCACAAGTATGAAAGCAAGTCCTCAGAAGGATTTGAAATGACAGACATGGAGGTTATTGACGGTTCTGGTAATGTGTCTCGTGCAACCGAGAGTGCAGACCACGATGACAACGATATCGACGATGATATCCCGTTTTGATTAAAACAAGGAGGGGGAGCTTAACGGCTCTCCCTTTTAATTCTAATTAGTCAGGAAATACTATGTATAATCGTGATGTAAAGCTAATTCAAGATCATGTTCTAAAGACTGGTCCAGAAGGAATTGTAGACGTATTCACCGCAGTTATTGCGACGATTAGGACACCTTTTTACCGCATTGTCCATATAACTAATGACATTAAGAAGAATAAACAAAGCTCGAAACAACTCTGGGGTCATAAAAAAGACAGTTATACTGATGTAGTAAAACGTAAAGAGGAACTATACGAGTTGTTTGAAAGCTCTGCACCAGAAAAACTCTTATATAAAGAAGTGCTAAAGATAAAAGGTCTTGGTCTAGCAAAGGCAGGCTTCGCTTTACAGATGCTAGGTTACAATGTTGCCTGTCTTGACACACACAATCTCAAACGACTGGGATATGGCTCATCTCACTTCAATCGTAAAGATCGCTTAGAAGAATACCTAGAAGTTGTTAAGAAAGAAGGGGCGGAGTACTGGTGGGATACATGGTGTAACTTAATACCACAAACTTCCGGTAAAAATCGTGATTTTAAGGATGCTGATGAGGTATCCTATACCCATACTATCGCAGTAAGAGGATACTGATAAAATGACACATTTTAATATCTATCTTGCAGGCCCAATTGAGAACGCTACTATCGAAGAAATGAGCTGGTGGCGTAAAGGAATTATTGATGAAATGCAGCTATACCCTGTCAACTTTCTAGATCCTACCCGAAGAGAACCTGTTCATCTACAGTCTCGTTATGCTCTTACAGGCAATCAACGGCGTAATCTCTACAATCAAATTATGACACAGGATCTTATGGATATCGATCGATCAGATCTTATCTTTGCTAATATCCGTTCGGTAGATGGACGAGGTATTGGTACCGCTATGGAGATTATGTATGCAAGTCTTCAGAGGAAACCAATTATTGCATGGTCAGGGAAAGATGACCAACATCACCCTTTCTATGAGTCGCTTGTAACAGAAAAGCATCACAATCTTGATGAAGCAATCGAAGCAATGCGGAGCTATGTAAAATGAGACTTTACACTGTAGAGCTACTTGATGCAGACGGTTATTGGGAAGCCACTCCAACTGGTTATACTAGTAAAGAGACTGCGATTAATAAGGCTATGACTATTAAGGAAAAAGAAGAGATGGTCAGAGTAGTAGTTCAAGAAGTTATTTATGAATTTGCAGATGGAGAGGAGTGGTTTGCATGACTATGGATGAAGCATTTGTTAGCCCAGAAGATAAATGGACTGACTGGGAACTTCTGGAAGATATGTATGAAGAACGAGCAGCTATCTTACAATTTGAAGCTAATTACTCTCAATTTGAAGCCGAGAATTTAGCTGCTCAGATGTATGGATTCTATAATAAAGCACATCTAAAATACCATATTCAAGAGCTTAAGGCAAAATGACTAAAGACTACAACCGAGTAGAAATGCGTATTTTAAAAGAAATACATAAGGAAAAGCAGATGAAAGATAAAGCAGAAGATAGACCGTTTCGAGAGGAGATCCCTGAACTTATGGGAAAAATCTTTGATGACACACCGGACTTTCATGGTGACTTTAAAAGTATGAGTGAGGAACAGCAAGATGCAATCATTAACCCTCAACACTATAAACTGATTTCTCGAGAAGCTTATGAAAAGTTCCCGAATGGTCTTGAATATATGAACTTGATGGAATATATTCTTGCTCATCATAAAGGTGTCGAGGCACATTTACTAGGCCAGATTTTTAAGTATGCAATGCGTCTTGGTAAGAAAGATGATGATCTTCAAGATGCCAAGAAAATTCAGTGGTATGCAAACTATCTCGTTAACGTAATCAAGGAACGTTCCTAATGTCTTATGAAGAAGTCATTGCTCGTGTTATGAGAGTAGCAAGCATTGTCGAGCTTGATGCTAAAAACCAAGATAACAAAGAACGTATGAAAGAGATCATTAATCTTGCAAGAATCTTGAAATTTCAAACAAATGAGGTTCAACAAGAACTGAATGATCTAAAAGAATGGGTTGCTCAATACATTGAAATGTCTCAAGATGACTTTGACAAGTACTGGCGACAACAAAGAGTGAATTTTTACAAGTAATTACGATATCTGACCTTAAAGAACAACTAGGAGAAAACTATGACTGATTATCGGTTTGTTCGTAAGATTGCTAAGATGTATCGTGACATGCATCCTGATTACTCAATCCGGAAAGCTGTGTTTAGGGCCTACGAAGCTTATGAGTTCTATCGTGAAACTGAAATCAAAATCATGGATGAACACTATGAAAAGGGGTATCAATGAAACGTTATGTATTCGATATTGAAACAGATAACTTACTGAGGAAACTGACTACATTTCACTGTGCTGGTGTTAAAGACCATGATACAGGTGAAGAGTGGTTCTACAATTCCAATAATCAAGGCGACTTTCAGGCATTTCTTGATAAGCTCGATGAAGCCGATGTCATTGTAGCGCATAATGCGTGGGGATTTGACGTCCCTGCGCTTATGAAACTAGCACCTTACTGGACACCTAAAGCCAAAGTTACTTGTACAAAAGTGCTATCACAAGTTTTAAACTTCGCAAGATTTTCAACTGAGAGTAAGGACTATCGTAGGTATTTAGCTGTCAGACAGAAAAGACTAGAAAAGGGCGACACTTCTGTAAAAAAAGTTATTCAAGGTTCAGGACATAGTCTTGCTCGCTGGGGTATTTATCTTAGTGATTATAAGGGTGAATTTAATGATTTCTCTCAATTCTCTGAAGAGATGTATGAATACTTAAAGCAAGATGTTAGACTAGGTGCTAAGGTGTATGCAACACTCTTAGACGAGCTTAAAGTGCATATCACTAAGAGTAAGAGCCGTAAGATTCTAGATGCTATTGAAGTTGAGCATCAAATGGAAAGGATTATGACTGAGGAAACTCAGAACGGTTGGAAAATGAATTTAAACGGGCTTTCTGATATTAAGCAGAAGCTTGAAGACAAAATTAAAGAATATTCCGATGAGATTAATCCAAAGCTTCTTGTTTATGTTACTAGCCCTGATATGTCAGGCAAAGCTCTAAATGAACTTAGAGAGCAGATTAAAGAATTAAAAAAGAAAGGCGAGCTAGAGGAAAACTGGCCCGAAGCAAAATATGTCAAGACGGTCTTCACCAAGAAAGGTAAACTTACAGCCCACGTATCCAATTATTTTGAGCTTGATCCTGACACCTCAATTGATTCTAGCCCCGTTCTCGGCCCTTACACTCGTGTCTCTCTTACTCGTGGTGATATCGGTAATACAGATCAGGTCAAGGATTACTTATCTACAATCGGGTGGGAGCCAGATGAATGGAACTGGAAGAGAGACGAAAATGGAAAATTCAACAAGACTTCCTCAAAGCTCACAGAGTCTTCACTTGAGCCACTTGGAAGAGTAGGCGAAGTAATTAATGAGTTTTATACGCTACGTTCACGTCTTAGTATTATTAATGGTTGGGATGAACATATTGACGTTAATAACCGTTTACACGGTGACGTCTTTAATATCGGAACACCTACCTTCAGACAGACCCACAATATCATCGCAAACCTTCCCTCCGGAAGCGCCACACTAGGCCCAGAAATCCGTAGTGCATTTATTGCAGATGAGGGAAAAGTTCTAGTATCTGCTGACTCCGCTGCTTGTCAGTTGAGGCTTCTTGCTCACTTTATGGATGATCCAAAGTTTACTAGAGAGTTGCTTGAAGGTGATGTTCATCAACTAAATGCTGATATTATTGAATGCACACGACCACAAGCTAAAAGATTTATCTTTGCTTACCTTTATGGTGCGGGTGCTCCTAAACTTAGTGGGTATATCGATAAATCAGTAGAAGAAACTAAGAAGTCAATTTCTCGTTATAAGAAGAAGCTACCTAAGTTAGCTAAACTTATCGACAATGTTTCTTCTCAAGTTAGACAGAATGGGTACGTTGTTGGTCTCGATACAAGAAAACTATGCCTAGATGCTTCTGAACAGCACAAAGCTCTTAACTACCTTATTCAAGGTGCAGAGGCTGTAATTATGAAAGCTACTGTTGTAATGATTGATCAGAAACTAAAAGAAGCAAATATTGACTTTAAACATCTGCTATTCTATCACGATGAACATACTGTTGAAGTTCGTGAAGATCAGGCTGAAGAAGCTCGTGGTATTATTATGAAATGCTTTGCAGAAGCACCGAAGGCCTATGGTATCAACATTATGACCTGCGGCGATTGCAAAATTGGTAAAGATTATTACGAAGTACACTAATGGGTGAGTATAATAAAGAAATACGTAACAGAATTAAGCTTTCTGTTGCAGCTTATGCTTATGCGTACAAGAATGAATCTATTATGTCTGACGCAAAGTTTGATGAGCCTTCTAGGGTTCTATCACAAGGAAGTATGATTATGGAAACTAATAAACAGCTACTGGCAATTCTTGACAGCGCAGAAAATCTTCGTCTGCGTACTACGATGTCTCGAAATAACAATATTAAGAGGAAATTGATGGATGCAGCAAATGAAGGACTTAATTACACAAGTTTTCCAGAAGAAACTCTCACTAAAGAAGATATTTTCAGCCTTAAAGAATTGGGCTACACAATTTATCACGTTGTTGCTCCGTTCAGTAAAAAGACCACATATGAAGTTTGTTGGTAAATACTTCTTTAGAGTGTTTACTGCCCTGTCTGTATTAGTTAACGTAATGTTAGGTGGGCAACTAGGACAAACTTTTTCAGCTAGAAACTGGCAGTGGAAGAAAGATGGTAAGCTAAATCTAGTATGGTTAATTGATTTCTTATGTCTGCCGTTAGAAACAAATCACTGCTCCCACGCTTGGGTGTGGTGGAAAACAAGGAGGTGGTAATGTTCACTGTAGAGTTTGAATCAGATGCTGCTGTCATTCGTTCTCTCGCAGAAGATGATATGCATGAGGATATTGAAATTATTATTGGTGATGATGGAACCGTATTTATACGGCAATGGCAAGACTGGAAGGATGAATACGACGTTTTACACATCAGCTGGCAGCAGCTAATTGATGTTGTTTCAGCTATTAATTCCCCTGAAGGCGCATTCTATAGGAGATAACTATGCGTACTGAAATCTATAACGAACTTGCTCTTCACTTTGTTGAAAATGAAACTACTGATGAGACTCTTTTCACAGGCTTTTCAAGCGAATCTGGTGAAGTTATGAAAGAACGAATGAAAGAAGTTCGCAAAAAGATGGATCGAACAGATGAAATTATTGACGAATGTTCTGATGTTCTATGGTATATTACCGTTATTGCTCATAAACGAGGTAAGACTTTAAAAGATCTGATGGATCATAACATTTCTAAACTTGAGCTTCGTCTTCTTGGAAACAAGGTGTAACATGAAACCTAAATTTAAACACGACTGCGAGGATCGTTCTTGCTGTCGTTTTATTACACACCGCAAGGGTAAAGACATTTATACCTATAATATTGGTCAAGGAATTCTTGTAAGATTTGGAGACGAACCACAAGATAATTTAACTTATGACCTAGAAGTATTAACAAAAATTGGAGTACTTGATGATTGGATTAGTTGACGGTGATGGATTTATTTATTTTGCTTATTGGAAGAAAGATAATCTCACCGCTGCTGTTGCTCACCTTCACGAGCTAATTGATAACGCAAAAAATGAAAACTTTTGTGATTATTTAGCTATTGCGGTGGGAGGCTCTGATAACTGGCGAAATGATTTTTATTGGGGTTACAAGAAGTCAGTAGGTCGTGAGAATTCTCGTAAAACAATGCCTGAATGGTTGCCTGACCTTAAAGCAGAGCTTGCTAATCGTTCAGATGCAATCCTGACAGACAACATTGAGGCAGACGATGTGATTCGAATGTGGGCTGAACAATGTAAGGCGCATAATAAGGATTACATTGTAATTAGTCATGACAAAGATCTTGACTGTATTGAAGGCTTGCACTTTGATCCT